GGCTCGGTAGTTGATTACGAAACGATCACGACCTTGCTGGCGATCAAAGCGAAGACCGACAACTTGCCAGCAAACCCGGCGGCGGTTTCGGATATTCCTACCGCGAATCAAAACCGCGATGCAGTTTGGAATGCTTCGAGTACGGTCACTTATGTAGACGGGTCGATGGGCGATCGCATCCTCATATCAAATAATAACACCAGGGAAATAAGCGTTACAGCAGGCGGTGACGTTGCTGCGGTGCTTCACGATGCCGAGCCTAATTCAATCCCGGAGGATGCTTTTCAAACCGGTGCTCTCTCGGCGCGAGTGCTTGCTGACGGTGCAATCGATGCGGGTTCGATCGCATCCGGCGCATTGAACGGTAAGGGTGACTGGTTAACGACGCTTGGGACGAACGCTCCTGTTAACTGGATCAATGCTGCTGCAATCGCTACAGACGCGATCGACGGGGATGCTATCGCTGCATCGGCTGTGACGAAGATCACAGTTAACCTGTTTAAGTACGGTGACATTCAGCGTTGGACGAGTCCGGCTAATCAAATCGACGTAACGATCACGAAGGTGTAGCGATGGCGATTGTCACGACGTTCTGCGAATTTTTCAATTGCTCAGGTGGGGGGACACCCGGTTCTGGATCCGTACCGAATTTGCTTTCGGTCGATTACGAGGACGATTGGGTGTACCTAGATGGGATAGAAAGTTTGACGTTCAGCTTTGGTCCTCAGCGGTATACTTTGCAGGTTGTTTCTGGCAACGTTGTTAAGGGCAAGCGTTCCGCAATGACTGAGAGGGAGATCGCGATCGCTGCTGCAACGTTCGGATGGGAACCGGAAGATATGACGTTTGTCGTGTGGGCTGAAACGCTCGTTGACACGACCAATCAGATCATCGAACCAAAGATCGGTGATATCCTGTCTGCATTCGACACCGACTGGATCATCAAGTCGATCAAACGGAACGTTGATTTTTCTCAGTGGAGATGCGTGGTTCGCAAGACCACCAAGGAAGAATGAGCGATGTTGATGTCGAACGATTCGTTGACTTGATGCAGGCTACAATTTCGCAGCTTGAAGCGTTTGACTTTGCTCCAGTCTTTACGTCAATGCTTGAAACGTTGCATCAAGGGTTCGAATCCAACTTTGATCAAACTCGAGCACCCTATGGTCAGTGGCCACCGCATTCTCCGATGACCATCGCGATCCATGGTCCTCACCCATTGTTGATTCTCACTGGCGTGATGAAGCGATCCGTGACGCAGTCCGGCGTCGAAGGACGGATCGAGGATATCATGAAGAACGAAGCAATAATTGGAACGTCGTTATTTTATGCTCCATATCAGCAATTTGGGACTAGTGGTCCACATCCAATTCCAGCCAGACCATTTTTGTGGCTAGAGGGTTCTTATGTCGATCGACTGCACGAACGATTCGTTGACGAAGTCGAATCTCGATTATTCGGAACAGGAAGCGTCTGAGATGCCTGTACCGACAAGTGCACCGATTGGCAGTCCCGAGAAGGTTGAAGTTTTGCGGAAACGTGTAGAATTAAGACAGGTATTGTGGCACCCGTTAGACTCTAAAGATTTGTGGGTTGGAGATGCTTGGTTCAAGACTAAAAATCCTCGGTGACGCGATCGTCACGACGTTGAATGCGGATTCTGATCTGACGTCGCGTGCGTTCGTACTTCGAAAGAAACCCTATAAACGTGGTCGCACATGGGTCGCAGGTGGATGCGTCTGCCCACTTCAAACCGAAGAGGCACCCGGTGAAAACAGCCAGGACGAAAGGTTGTTTCGATTTCTCATCGTGATCTCGGATCCATCGGATGCTGATCTGACTTCCGGCATGGAATCGCACCTTGGTGCTATTGAAAGGGTCGAGAATATTTTCGCCAATAAATCTCACGCTCAGATGCCTAATTCGATTCGCACAACTGCCCAGGCAGCATTGAATGCGGCGACTGCGTCAGGGAAGTTTCCAACCACTAAAATCCAAGCTATCGAGTTAAAATTTGCGACACCATTCGTGGACCCTGCTTTCGAAGGCGGGTACGATGCGAGTTCTGTTATTGTTGCAATTCGTTGTACCATGGACCGTTTAGATTCGAGGTTGTTATGAGCAGGAAAAAACCAGAAGAAACGCAAAGCGTCTTGGCAACGTTGCCAGAAAATCCATCGGCATCAGTGGATGTTGTTTCGAGCACCGAGGCCATTGTGGAATCGGTTTCTGAAACCAAGGCGACCATTGATGGGGTGTTCATCGTTGATGGCAGGATGGCTGTCTGCGACACCGAGGCAGATGCCATTGCAATCCATCGAGCGTGCTTCCAGATCGACGCGGTCGAAGTTTTGGCCGGTGATCGGCATCCGACTCCAGGAGAGCGTGTGCTGCATTACCGTGGTCCAGATCGCGTTCCTTACTATGGTCGCTTTGAGTGAGCATCGTTTCGATAAGATCATCTAAAATCTTAATCCTCGGAGAATCAAATGTCGCAAGCCACAGCCAGTAAACTCATCGTTTCGGACACCACGACCTGGGCAAGCGGTATAGGGGTCGCATTCAACGAATGCTCGCTCGTTGGTCAACGCACCAATGGAATGCACCAAGGACATCGCGGAACGCGTCAGAGGGCTAGCTGTCGATCTAGGACGTTGACTGACAAGTCGGGCGGAAACATTTCAGGAAATTTTAGCGTTGCGGAAATTGACTGGTTTCTACCAAGAGCGATCGGGACGACTGGTGCTAGTCCGTGGATCCCTGGGGAGACCATTGCTCATTGGGATGCCTTGGTTGATAAGGTCGCTGCGATCTATCAGTACAACAATCTGCGAATCAATTCGTTGGAGATTTCTGGCCAAGAGTCTCAGTACTTGAATTGGAACGTAGCGTGTGTTGGAGAGCTTGAAGAGGTCTATGGATCAACCTATCCGACGAGTCCGATCCCGGATTGCGGTACCGCGTTCCTGTTTGCCGACTGCACTCTAAACTACAATTCTACCGCATACAAAATGCAATCGTTCCGGCTATCGATTGACAATGCATTGGATCAGAACCAATACGAAAATTCTTTGACGCCAACCCGTTTCGAATCCCAGGATTTGATCGTCCAACTTACCGTCCAGACTGCGTTTCGTTCTGACACGCTCGCGCTCTATGACGCTGCGTTGGCAGGTGCTGAGGCATCATTGGCCGTGACCGATGGTACGACCACCTACACGTTCAACTTTGGAAATCTGAAGTACATGGCAGGTGGACCGACTGTCCCTAGCCGTGGTCGGATCAACCAATCTCTGACTTTTGAAGCGATGCGAAAAACGAATGTCACGACGAATCAGGCTGATAATCAGTTGCATATCGTCAAGTCATAGCGTGGCAACGTTTCCAAGGTTATACTCAGGGGGACTTCCGATCCCCCTGTTTTTTTGAGGTTTCTATGACTTGGAAAGATGCATTTGTTCGTGCAGGTGTCGCATGCCCAGCCTACATCAATGAAAAGATCGGGCTTTATCCTGCTGTGTTTTTTCGGTACCGAAAACCGGATCCGGTCGCTGTAGAGCGACAGCACAAGGAATTTGGTTCATGCTCTGGTGATCCTGAGAAACTTATCAATTCGATGCGATCATTCGTTTCGACTTGGATCGATACCTGGAAACTCGACGCTCCGTGTGATTCCAAACACGTAGGAATGCTCAGTCACCCATTGCTTTTAAAGTTCTATTTCATCATCCTGCAGTCCGATCCATCGGCTGAAATCCCAGCGGAGTTTCTTGAGCCTGGGGAGACGGGTTCTGCTGAGGGTGAGCAAAAAAAATAGTAACGGCATTTTCGCTGCGATTGGTCAATCCTGCATTGGCTGCTAGATCGTGCGATGTATGCCGGCGCATAATGTTCGACGAAGAAACTGGCCAACCGATCAAGGCTAGGGATGGAACAGGATACGCTCCGAGGGTAACAAAGGTACCGTGTGATGCTTCCATTGGGTGCGCGAAAGGTCACTACAATCAATCTCCGGACCTGAATAAAAACCAGGATACTGTGATCAGTTTGTATTTAGCGGCTCGAGCGACTGGTGGGGCTTGTCTTAACGAGGCAGAACGAAACGATTGGTGGCTCACTGAAACCTTTGGTTTGCTGCGTGAGGTCGAAGAACGGGTGAATAAAAACACGATGGAAAGCCTGATTCTAGGAGCGATGATCCGTGGCTGATAATGCAGAACGCGGGGTGGTATTCACCCTCAAAGCAAATGTCGATCCGCAGGCAAAAGCCACCGTTGAAGATTTTTCAAAAACGGTGGAGCAAGCTCGAGAGAAGGTTGTAAGCGCCGTCAAAGAGGCAATGAACCAATCGGCGACTGCGATCGCTGAAACTCAAAGCGAGGCTGCTGCTTCCGTCCAATCGACTGCTGCTGCTGTTACTACTGCGACTCAGCAGACAGTTGATTATGAAAAATCGTCTGCGGCAGAAATCGCTAAGGCATGGGGTTTTTCTGGTGATGCTAAAGCTGCATCAGCGAAGCAATCGGCAACTGTTCAGATAAACGAAGGCGTTCAGAAGGTTGTCGATTATGAAAAAATGTCGGCTGCTGACATAGTCAAATCATGGTCGGTAGCGAATGACTCTGTTGTTCAAGATACCGTCGAATCCCATAAGACACTAAAGGAAAGGATTCAAGAATTAGAAGCTGAAAAGGCCGATATTCGTCGCGTATCAGCAGAAAAGGAACGTGCTGATTACATCCATGCAAATCTTGCTTATGTCGATATCGTTCGCAGGAGGATGGAAGAAGAGGAAAAGCTACGTATCGCTGAGGAAAAAGGATCTTTAGATGCTGCTATGAGTCAGCGCGATCTAGTCATGAAATTGAAAAATGAAGAGATCGAAATTGAAAAAGAAGTATCTTCCACTAAAGAAGCGTTCCGAAAGGCTGAAAAAAGAGAAAAGGCTGCATTAGTTGATGAACAGCTTAATGATCTAAAAAAGCAGCAAGGGGCTGAAGAGCGAATAGCTGCAGCGGCGATATCGAGAAATGAAAAGATCGGTGCATCGGTAGGTCGCATTGTTTCTGCGTTCTCTGAAGGCTCAGAGGCGTTGATGCGATTTGCAAATGGTTTTCGGCATCTTGGTCTGGTCGGTGAAACTGACTTAAAGAAGTTGACTGACGCGCTGTTGACGATCCAAGGGACGACGCAAGTTTTCACCGGCGCGATTCGTTTAATTCGACAGGCATCAGAAGGCTATGACGCTTATCGACGCGTAGTCCTTCTGACTGCCGAGGCTCATCAAGCGTTGGCAACTGCACAAGCTACTTCTGCTGCGGTTGGTGCAGTAAGTGGTGCAACCGTTGCCGGTAGTGTCGCAACTGGTGGAGCAGCAGCCGTGGGCGGTTCGACGTTAGGAGCGTTGGCTACGACTGCTACCAGTGCTGGGATTGGTGTCGGTGCTGGATTAGGAGCAGTAGGCTTGTCGACGGCAGGCATGTCAGGAATTGGAATACTTACCGCAGCGGGTGCTGTTATAGCTGGTCTTGCTGTCGATCTCTACGCTTTCAAAGAGCTAATCAAAGAATGGCAAAAATTTGATTTCGGCAAAGGTGCTACTCCTGGTGGGTTCGTCGAGAAAGCAGGAACGAGTTCATTTAATCCGTTTGTCTTGCAAGCTCAATACTATGAAGAAATCTATGGCGAGGACGGGATGTCTCCTGGAAAGGAGCGAGATGCTTCCAATAAGCGATTGAAAGAATTTGCAAAATGGAGCGAGCTTACTAGAGAACGAAATTTAGTCGATGAGCGCAAAATTGAAGATCTCAACAAAAAGCAAGCCGAATCTGCACAAGCGAAAGCACAGGCTGAAAGAGAATCGCTTTTGCATCGAATGTCTGCAATGAAAATCGAAGATCGTAGGTCTGAAGTTATCAAACAGATCACCGACGTTGAAAGTAATGGAGCACTGAACGCTGAGCAAAAAGCTAAGCAAATCATTCAGTGGAGCAATCAACGTTTGCAAATTGAAAGAGAAATATCGTCGGAGCAAATCCGATCTGCACAGCAAACACTTGCTGTTGCCAAGCAAGAACTGCAAACGAAGGAGCAACAAATCAAAGTAGCTCAGGACGCTGCTATGTCTGCTCAGGAGCGTTTCGGAATGCTCGGTGTCGATGAGCAGCAACAATTGCTCGAAGCGCGTAAACGCTTTCAGGCTGGTGCTCAAAACGTCGAAGTGGAGGATCTCAGGAAGCTGCGTGGGTTCTCGGGGGCAATGGATGAACAGATCGCGGCAGAGGCTCGCAGGCGTGCTGCTGCTGCTGGTTTCGGTGAGTTCCAAGCAGAGGATGTCAAACGAATCAAGGCTCTCGAAGCAGAGCGTGCTCAGATTGAGGTCAAGGTCAAGGCGCAGGCTCAAGTTGTGGCAAAACTCGAAGTCGATGCTGAGTCCGTGGCAAAAGAAATCAACAAGCAAATTGATGCTCAGTATGGGATCATTCTAAAATCAATGGCTGAGCAAATTGGTTTGTCCAGTGCTAAAATCAAAGACTTAGAGGACAACATCAGAAATCGATTGACGAGGATCTAATGATTCTGCAAATTGGAGCAATAACGAGACCCAATAACGAGGCTGTTGTCGTCCCGTCTTACACGCCAATTTATGATTTGACGCGACGCGTTGAGGCCATGCGGATTCGATGGGAGATCACCGGCAGGGTTGTCAACTATCCGGTTGCAACGCAATCGATCACATCGAATGAAATTCGTACACTAGAAACCGCGTTCAAATCGATAAATCCTCGATGCGCTTTGCTTGCTGACGATCGCAGCAGCACTCCTTATGTGCTCGATCCATCACAATTGCTTCAGGGTCCATATCTTGTGGACTACACATTTCCTACTTCCGAAGCTGAGGTCTATGCAACTGGATTAGCCTACCGCGTTTCGCTTGAGGCTGTTCAATGGGTCGGTGCTAGTGGGACTGATTTGCTAGAGTTCAATGAGGAAGTTTCAGAAGATCCAGGTGGGACGACTTACGTCTATGTGGGTGGAGCAGTCAATCTTGCAGAGCGACAGGTAGGTTTCCGTCAGAAAAGCTATAAGTATACTCAGAGTGGCTCTGCAACAGGGCTATTGACCTATCCTCAAATACCACCACCAATCTGGCCATTTGCATTGCTGTCTGCTCCAAGGACTGTCAAGCGTGGAGCAATCAACAAGGGTACTGTTGATACTGGTTTCCCGATAACATGGGAGTATAGTTACGAATGGCCAGTGAAGTTATATGGAAACCCGCATAGGAACAATCGAGGGTAATTATGGCGACAAAGTATTGGGTCGGGCGTGCTGCATCTGTTGCACAAATTACAAAGGTTGTTTTTTCCTCGATAGTTTCAACGAACATCTATTCGGTCACCATCAACGGTAAGACTGTGAGCGTAGTTGCTGCGTCGACGTCTCTCGGTGATTTGATCGATGCTTTGGTCAATGCTTGGAACAGTTCGGCTGAACCGGAACATCGAGAGTTGGTCGCTGCAAGGCGAGAAGATCCAACGTTGTCAGGGCTGCAGCTTACTGCGATCAATGCAGGCGTCCCATGTACTGTCACTGCGTCTGCAACTACTGGCACTGCGACTGTAACGCAGCCTACTGCAGCCAGTGGTCCTAATTTTTGGGACATCGCTGATAATTGGCTTGGTGGTTCACTTCCATCGGCAGCAGATGACATTGTCGTTCGTGATTCGTCGGTTTCGATTCTGTATGGATTGACAGACACAAATAACTATGCCAGTTTGAAAATTGAATCCAGCTTCACTGGAACAGTTGGACTCCCGGATACGAATCCGTCTGGCTATCCGGAATATCGAACCACGAGGCTCACGCTTGGCACAGGATCGGCGATCACGGTAGATCTAGGCTACGGGGTTGGTGCGTTTTCTGGACGCATTAGGCTCGATTTGCAAGGCTCTAATGTGACTTACACGGTTTCTGGTGCTGGATCTAATTTTGGTGCTGCATTTCCATTCGAATTGCGTAATCCTGGCAGCGGATCGACAGTGAGGGTCTATGCCGGTGGTGTAATAATCAATTCCTCAACGACAGGAACGGTTTCTGTTCTCGATGTAATTCAGCGAGACTCTGCTGCGATCGCGCCAACGGTAAGCGTTGACTCATCAATCACCTGCACAACGATCGAGGTCTATGGTGGATCGCTTTTGCTAGAGGGTTCTGCTACTACTCTGATTGCCAGAGAGCAGGCTCAAATCACTGTTGCGAAGGCATCGACTGTAGCGACGGTGAAGACGTCGAGTCAGGCTCGGATTAATTGGGACACTTCTGGTGGGATCACAACTAAATTGCACGTAGAGCAATCTGGAACGATTGATTTCGGTCGCGTTGGAACTAACAAAACGGTAGCTGCATGTGATCTATACGCTACTGGTTCTTTGCATGATCCATTAGACAATGTGACCTTTACCACCGGAATTGTTTTGCAGGCTTGCAGGCTAGAGGATGTGACTTTAGATCTAGGAGTCGGGATCACGATCAATGGCTAATGCACCGCAAGGAACATTTCGATTTGCTGGTGTGTTCGCCGAGGGTGAATTCCAGGTGTCTAGAACTGGCTCGACCAAGCCGGATACCATAACTGCGCAATTCCCTTTGAACGCGGTAATCCCTCAATACGGTAATATTCAAATCGCATACGGACAGCAATACATAACGCTTCCGGATTGTCGCGTTGTTCGTACTGAAATCCAGGGTGGAGCGAATGGACGCTACAGAGAGGTGCAATTCGAAGATCGTCGTTGGCGTTGGCAGTATGCTTATGCATTTGGGAATGTGAATGTCAGTCTGGATTTTTTCTTCGCGAATCAACTATCTGCGGTTGATGTCATCAACAATCTTTTGGCCATTGTCGGTGATGCAAATCCTGCCATCATTCCTCCGAACGCTTTAGTGAGCATCAGGCCAGATCGATTCGGAAACGTTGACGAGCACGCAAAGTGGACTGCTTTTTATGAGGCGCAGCATTTTGATGGTCGTACTGTCGCGGAATGCTTGGAAGAAATCCTCAGTTTTTACAATTTGCGTTTGTTCATCGGGTGGGATAATCGCGTTCGCATCTATGTCCCTGGTTATGGAAGATCGATCCCGGATGATCAGCGTGTAATGGATTACACAGTTTCTGCGACGCCACCTGTAGTTCCAGAGACTGTTGTTTTTGAATTTCCAAGGGTCACGTTTAGAAACGACTTCGTTCTAGAGGCTGTGGGTTACACCTGGGATGCTGCAGCGGAAAACCCGACAAATCGTTTGGTTCCGATCGATCAATTGAACTATGGTCCAATCAACCCACAAACGAATAAAGTCGATTGGTCATACGCTGACGTTCCGAACTTTTTTCGCATCACAGACAAGCGAATACGAGAATTGTGCCGTCGCACCATTTTCAAGTTGTATCGAATCAATTCCAGCATCAGGGTATCGTTGCTGAACCCTTTTCTCAATTCAAATATTTCTGGTTTAGGTTTAGATTTTAATCCGGATGATTTTATCCTGGACAATGCTCTCTGGATTGTAAATCCTCTAAGTGGTCAAATCAGTCAGCCAGCACCTGTCAAATGGCAGCAGGCTGGCGTAGATCAGGATTATCAGCGTCTGTTGTTCGATGACGACTGCAATTTTTTTACGGTCATGGGTTACTTTGCAGATCGTACATTGCATCAGATCAACAATAATGCGCCAAACATTCCTTCGAACTATCAGATGACAGGTTCTGAGTTTAGAAATTTTGATGAAACTAATTTGCGAATAGCATTTCCAAACAGCATTTACAATGGTTCGTTTGAATTCGATGCTGAGGAACGAACAGTTAAGTTGTCTGATGCTTTAGTGTTCATCAATCGCAACAACGCCGGCGCAGTTCAATCGACAACATATTTGCCTGCTAAATTGCTGCTCCGCGCAGAGCACAAGCTACGCAGGCGTGCCGATATGGAAATTTTCCGTTTGGTCGTACCATATCGCTTGAACAGTCCTGTTTCATCACCAGGACTTGTCGAGAAAATCAGAGTTGATTATCCATTGTTGTTTAGCCCATGGGGTTCTTTGAATCTGCAAGATATCGAACGCACTGCGAGTCCGTTTTTTGCTAACTATGTTGCTTCAAAGTTCGCGTCGGAATCTGCTACCGTACCAATGAAAGGATTCGCTTTCGACATTTCTCCTGATGGAAACATTCCAACGGTTTCCTTCAGTCGCAATTCATCGGGTCAATGCACGACAAGTTTGCAATGGCAAAAAGAAAACCCTGTGATCTTTCCGATGTATGATGAGCTTACTAAGGCTCAGCGGGATCGCGAGATGGCTG